CAGCTTCTGTGCGTGAGGATCCTCACTTAGACTCGTAATGCAGATAAACTGGTATCTGTGTTGCTCATGTAACTTCTTGATGAAATACTGAGCGTCTCGTAACGGAGGTAAAAACCCTATTGCTGCTGACTCATTAAAAGTCCTGACTAAGTTACTTGCTGTCTTAGATGACAGGTCATACGCTTCTACCATTTTGTAGACGTCTTTGTTTTTCAGAGTGTGACCGTGACTTTCCATCCAAGTGTGAAAGCCAAACTCCCAATCGAGTATACAACCGTCGCAGTCTGTTAGTATTATTCTCTCTTTCATTTTCTAATTTCCTCACATAATTCAAATAATCTTGTCTTTGTCTTGTGGTTGCCATTTGCTCCTCCTAGGAGATAAAATTTTAGACAATCCAATAGTCAGTTCTAGTTCTTCCTTGATGAATTTTTTAGCTAAATCAGATTCTACTCTGTTAGCCTCTTTTTCCCAAGGCTGTTTTGAGTAGGGTACATCTGACATATCCTCGCCTTTCCAATACACTTTTCTTATCTTTGTGGCTAATTCACCTTTGGCATACTGTTTTAGATGTGTCAGTTCGTGTGCTATTGTAGATACATATTCATACAAGGAACACTTGTTATGGACTGTCAGCTCAAACGTGTCTCGTTCCACGTAATCACAATAGCCCATTGCCTTTTCTTTTATATTTTGTATCGTGACATCCAGCACTAGATTCTTTTTACGTGGGAGCAACTCTCTAATCATATAGCGAGCTGCTCTCTCCGTAAGTTTCCTCTGAGACTTAGTGCCTCCTGTGATACTAATCAATATCAAGAAACGTCTCCGTAATAAGATGTTCCTACTTGACGGAAACGCTCCTCACCGATTTTCAGTTCTTGAACCTTACCATTGGATCCGACTTCAACTTTTGTTCCTAAGTCAAATCCTTCATCAATGACATTTCGTGCCAATAGGTCAAACTTGATAAATTTATCGCTTGACAGGATGTTGCCTAGTGTAGTAGAATTAAATTTTGTAACTTCTCGGGTCACTGTATAGTCACCGCCTATTCGGTCAGCTCTCATATCGTGACGGTCAAATCCGTGAACCTGCTCCATTCTAGTCAATCTAGTGCCTGTGCAGGACGTTGTAGCATAAACTTTATTGTCAAACATATTAATCTCCTCACTGTTATATGCTATATTATACACGAATTTCGGCAAATGTCAAGCATTTTTTTAATTTTTTTGGCCTAATAAAATCAATAACTTACAAATATATAAATAGTGTATTAAGGAGGTTAAAATATGCCAAAAATAGATGCTAACAGAGGTGATGTTGCAGAAGCTATATTAGGAGCTGCTGTTTGTGCTCGCTTCAAGGTTAGGCCTATAGATAAGATAACAAAAAAAGATATAGACGCTGTATTAGATTCTATATTTAAAAGTGGGGCCAAGGAAGTCAACTGGAATACACCTGATTACATTAAAAATGTAAAATCCAAAGTCAACGATGTAGTAACTTTTAAACTTGCCCTGCCGGCTAAAGCTATGTCTTTCATAAGTATAGTAGAAAACCGAGTTCTGGTTAAAGATTTGTATGAGTCAGCTATCGCATATGTTAATGGAGATGATGTGTTATTGAAATTAGCAAAGGAGGTTAGTAGTAATCGAGAAAAAAATAAAATAGAGATTTTGTCTGATGGCACTACAGATCAAAAAGGTACAAAAGCTGACATCAAAACTCTTATTGACGGTAAAGAAACTTCTAGACAAATAAGCCTCAAAGTAGATGGTGGTGAACAGTTTGCTCAAATGAGCGGTCCTGCCTGGGAAACTCAATTAAAACTCTTTACCAAGTCTCTTGGACTAAACATTAGTCAAGCTAAAATGGCATACGAAAAAGAAATAGCCAAGTATGACGGTACAGCAAAATTTTCTGACAGGGGTGCAGAAAGTAAAAAAATGGTATCTTATCTAAAGAACGCTGCCGGCATATCATACAAACAGGCAGCTCAGGCATTACAAACAGCTATTAATACTAAAAACTTTAAAACTAAATTAGCTGCTTTCATACGTTATGGCGCAACACTAAATGATGAAAATATACAATTAGTAAAACTTACTAGAGGCTCCTATAAAAGTCAAAGTTTTGGTGAAGAATTTGAAGATATGCTGCAAAAAATGAAATTTTCTTATAGATACAGCTCATCTGGTGACCCTAAAATAATTATCAACGGCACACTGAACGGTGTACCAACACCTTTAATTCAAATAAGAGCAAAATTTGAAACCCCGTCTACTACACAAAAAGGCAATAAAGTTTATGGCACCTATATGAGAAACTATATAGAAGCACCAACAAATAGCTTACTCTATAAAGTGTAATGAAGTCTTATTTTATTTTCAATACCAGAGAAGGTTATCATCTGGTTGAATCAAAAGACGTAGAGAACCTACCTAAGCCTCGAGAACTTGTCAGGCGTGCTAATGCTGTTGAAGTGTTGCGTGAATATGCTGAGAAAGAGGGCATAGAGTTTGCTGTTGATAAAGCACGTAAGCGCACAAAGCACACACAGGAAACGAAGGATAAGATTAGTGCTGCTGTCAAGGCTAATCACGGACACAAAGACGGACTGAAAGAGTCACATCGCCTCAAAATTAAAAAAAGCAGAACAGGACAAAACAGAGGCATTGACAATAACTTTTATGGTAAAAAGCACACACTGTCTACTAAGATGAAAATGTCTGAGTCTAGACTAGCAAGAGGCAAATACAAGTACATCTGTAATCCAGATGGCTATACTTCTATACCTGAAAATGATCCTGTGCCTGAAGGCTATCAGCTAGGCACAATATACGATCCTTACAGGATTGTAGACTAAAATACCTTTACAATATGAAACACAACAGGAGTTAGAAACTTCAACTCGTGGTGCCTGTCTTCCAAATCAATCCAAATAAAATGTTTAGGATTCTTTTTCAGTATTTTCTTAGCTGAAAATGTTTTCTCAGCAGGCTCTTTTTCCACAGTAGATCCGTCTGCTAATGTAGCCTTCTCTCCCGGGTAATAGATAGTGATTTCATATTCTTCTCTCCAAAGAGAGAACCACCACTCTTTTATTTTAGTAAACATTTATAGTCCTATGTCGTATTCAAAGTTTACTGTTTCAACATTTTCTCTAAGTTTTGTTGCTCCATTTGACAGATGAAATTTCTCAGCAAGTTCTGTCTTAGGAGACAATGTAACCATTCTAGGTTTGTATGACCAACCAGTGTCCACATAATCATACTTTACTTTTTCTAACAGAGAAAGGAGCAAAGTTCTACCTGCTCTAGGTGCATACGACCAAATAGTGTAAGGTACGATACAAGGTGTTTCTTCTGTTGAAAATGACAACAACTCTAAATCATCTTCAGTTTGAGGTACACCGAAAGTGAAAGCTAAACAACAAACAGCTTCTATTACACCATCTTCTTCCCAACAATATGATTTTCTACCTAACCTAGTTCTAAAATTTACATCAAGATGAGGTCTGACAGGATCGTCATCTATCAGCAGTTCAACCTCGTAATCATTTAGCAGCCTTAACATTTTTTCTCACTCTCTTTTTAGTCACTTTTTTCTTAGGTTTATTATATTCCGTAATGCCAATATCGGGTAGTATTTTTTCTAAATCAGGATACAACTCTAAGAGTTTACCATCTTTAACTGCTGTCAACACTTTTGCTTCTTTGTGATGTACTCCTTCGAGGATGTTTATCCATTGCTGTTCACGCTTCCAGGGTGCAAGATTGTTCATGTTGCTACCAGGTTCAAAAAACTGTCTTATCCTTCGCCACTCTATCATAACAGTGCTTTCACCCATACCCTCAGGTATGTCTTCTTTCAGCTTGAGTGTCTCAGGTGTTCCCTCAGGTAAATCCCATTCAGGTTTCTCTGCACCTACGCCAATGCGAACAATAGGAACTAGGGGCTGTGCTTTAGCCCCCCATTCCTTTAGGCGTTTAATCATCTCTTCATTAGTCTCGCCTTTAACAACATGGTCAAAGCCTTCATCGACTTGTCTAAATGCTTGTGCCATCAAAAATCTCCAATCACTTCTAGTAAGTTCTTCATTTTATTCTTAATAAAATAATTCAATAGTTGGCTTCTGTCGCCATTCTTTTGCTGCTCATAACTATATATAATTGAATCTTTTATGTCCTGAGGAGTTTTTGTCAGATCAACTAACAATTGATTACGATTGTAACCGTGAGTCATCTCACTTGTAACCCATTCTTCAGGTGGTTTAGACTTCCACTCTGCTAACAGTGTTTTGCGTATAGGCTTTTGTCTTTTACCTTCGACAAAACAATTATCAGGAGACAACATATTAGGAATGCCATCACCCTTGTCACCTGTGATTATATGTTCCATCAACACAGCCTCAGGAGATTCTTTGATCTTAATCCACTTCTTCTGTGCAGGAGCATATTGTTTCACATTGTCCCATTTCTGTAACTGATTGAAGTCATGGTCGCCTGACAACACCAGAAACGGAACAGAAGTAGGGTCACTGAAAAGACCTTCAGGTTCTC